ATAAGATACTGTTGGACTAAATTGGTTATCGCACCAACTACAATGTTTCATCTTCTAGAGGCTCCAAGGATTTAAGTTTTAACTCTCCTGCGCCTGCCTCTGCACATGCTTTTTGAATTGGACATGATTTACAAATCTTAGAATTAGATCTATAATTTTTTGTAGGTAAGGTTTTATCAACCCACGCCTTACGAACTGCCCTCATCCAATCAAATGCCTGGTCTACCCACCGACGGTAATGATCGTTTACTTCTACAGGAAGAACAAGGAGTTCGTGATTATTTTTATTTTCATAAATTAGAACTCCCTTTGCCTTCTTGAGAATTTTCATATAAATAAGCAACTGGATAACGTGACCAGTCTTTGGCTTTTGCTTTGCTTTGCGATACTCAAAACCCTCATTCATCATGGTTTTGATTTCTCCAACAATCTCTTCGCCATTCCAGTCAAGCATGGCATCTCCATATCCAAAAATTGGAGGATCGTCGTGTCTAATCTTAAACTCTGTGGTTGGTTGATTTTCATCATCTCTATAAATCTTAGCAATACCAGAGTTCATCATGGCATCTTGAATTCTTGCGTGAGACAAAGTTCCAGCAGTCATATTTGCTGCACCATACGCATCTGTATTATCTTCAAATGTCTGACCTTCAAATGCAAGATACCAATATCTTGGGCACTCTCCATGACCATAAGCAATTGTAGATGGTGCAAAAGTTTTCTTTTGAGTATGCTTTGGACCTCTATTAATGATATATCCATGCTGGATTTTTTCAATCATCTCGTTCTTGCCGATTGTGTCTACTGCATCTTTTTCTGCTTTAATCATAACGCCTTTTAGTAAATTTTTTGTCATAGCAATTCCGTTTCTGTTCTATTAAGTATACCAGATTATCTGGTTATATATTTCAAAGCAGATACAAGATTGTTAATTGACTCTGCAGCCGTATAGTAAATATTCTTCTTTCCCCTATCAGACTTATCAACATTAGCCATCCAGGTAGCCTTAAACGCCATCTTTGCAGCAATTGCCTGTAGCCTTACAATTTCTACAGTTGCCACATTCAGTGGGATGTCTGGCTTAATAATTATCTTAGCAATGAAGGTAAGAGCAGTAGTTAACTCTTCATCATCCATATAGTCAGCGATTTCTGCCAATCCATTTATCATATCTATAGTTGTTTGTTGCTGTTCCATTATTCCTCCACTAGATCTTCTAATATACTCATCTCAATTATAGCAAGTCTTACCTTTGCGTTACCCTCGCCCATGACCACAACTATGGCTGGATCCTTACCATTCTTCATGGCATCTGTGGTAGCCTTTGCCCAAACCTCTTTATTTAATGTAAAGGACTTGCCAACCTCTTTAAAGTCTACGACAAAGTTTTTCCAGGAGGCATCTCCCTTTTGTGTATTACGACCAGAGTTCTTGTGCTGCTTAGCACCTATCCTCTTAGACTCACTCTTCTCTGTCATTACCCTTCCACTTCTGCTTTCCAAATTTAACAGAACTTAAATGCTTATCTTTACACATCCAGGTCATCTCTTTTGTTTCAGCATATAATCTTAAAGTTTTCACTTCTGTCTTGCATGTATGGCAAACAAACTGTCCTTGATAAACTGTATAACTAGGCATTTAGTTTAGCCTTGATTGATTCTTGCAACTCAAGATCCTCTCTTACACGGTTTACAAACGCTTCTTTACCTTGAACCTTTGTGCCATCAGGTAGGATATACCACGCACCTGTTCGTTCTACAATACCATTTAGTTCTGCGGTAGTAACCAAATCACCAATGGTATCAAGACCAATATCGTCACCTCTAAAATAAAAATCATACTCACCAGATTGGAACCCTGGAGAGGTTTTGGAGAACTGGAGTTCCCACTTAATCGTTCTGCCAATCTTCTCTTCAATTAATTTATCTCCTACCTTAATCTTGCCCTTAATCGCTTGATTGTCTGACTCTGAAGAAAAGAGTTTAACAATACATGAGGAATAAAACTTAGTAGCCTGACCACCAGAAGGCTGCTGGCTAGTATACATAGCATTGATATTGTTACGAGACTGAGAAATAAGAACAAGCAAAGTTGGCTTAACTTTATTGTTTGCATAGTTAAGCATTTTCCATGCGTTACTAAAGTCACGGGATTCTGCTCCAATCTGTTTGGTGTTTTCTAATGCCTTCATTTCATCTGTATCTTTTTCAAAATAGATAGCAGGAAGCATAGATGTAATAGAGTCTACTACAATTAGGTCAACACCAGCGTTCATAAGACCAACCCCAACATCTACCATATCGCTAATAGTTCTTGCTTGTGAGTAGATAAGTTTTTCTGGATCTACACCAAGTTGTCTAGCCCAATCTTCAGAGTATGACATTTCAGAGTCAATCCATGCACACAACTTACCCTCTGCTTGTGCTAGAGCAATCATTTGAAGGCACATAGAAGACTTTGCAGATGACTTTGAACCCCAGATAAGAACCTGTCTACCATATGGAAGTCCACCCCCTAATGCACGATTTAAGCCGTAACTAGGTGTAGGCTGATACTCATAGTTAACACCAACTCCAGTCCCCAACTTCTTTCGCAATTTTGGATCTAGTTGTGCCATTGCCTCTTCTACTGTTACTGTCATTAGAATCTTACCCCATGCTTCTCTGGTCTAGTCTGATTGAATTCTGATTTTTCTTTCAATACATGATCTAGTGATAATCTAGTATACCCTGCCTCAACAAGTCCTGCATAGAGATCTAGAGTTCTAATAAAAATATCAGCAAACTCCTTTGTAATCTCTTCTTCACCCTTGTCTTTGCGAATTGCTTCCATTGCCTCAACAACCTCTGATACGATCATCATCATTTGTTTTGCAACAAAGATATCATCTACATCTTCAGTCTTTGGCCAAAAGCCTTTTTCAACTGCAACCTTATGTAAATCAACTGCTAAACTGTCAAGCATTTATATCCTCCAATATAACTGTTCCATCTTTAGTCTTTCCAAAACTAAACTTATAAGACTTTCCTTCTTCTAATTTCATATACGCTTTTGCAAAAGTGGTAGGGAATACTGTAATAGAATGAAGATCTCTAGAAGTATCTGCTAGTGTTAAAGATGCCATCTTTTTACCAGCCTTTGTAATTCTTGGTTTAAACGAAATAACAAACATCTCATCATCTGAAAATGGCAACTGCTTGTAATTTAAAAACTTAACCAATGCATTTGACGAACCATTTATTTCATCAGACGGTATTGCAGATACAATCCTATTATCGTTTGCAAGAATAAGGTAACTACGACCAGTCTCAATAGTGGTTGCTTCATCGTCAAATATACCAATACTACCAGTCTTGTCCAAAATCTCAACTCGTGACCATCCTGTTCCTCTTTTAATAGATTTTACCATACCAAGTAAAATGTAAGATCCCTTTTCCTCAAACTCCTCTACATCTTGAATAAATGCGTAGTAGTGTGAAGGAACAACTAGATTAAACTCTGGTAAGTTTAAATACTCGTATAAATTTTCTTTGATCTCATTATCATTTCTTGGATTATCTGTAAAGGTTGCTGCCCCAATAACCCTTAGTGCCTGTAGTGCACGACTATTTACTCCGTTACCCTTAGTAAAGGTAAACTCTTCTAACTGCTTATAGGATGTAAATGGTCTTCCTGCAATATATTTACTAGCAATATTATCTGAGATATATTTAATTCCAGTTAACCCAAAACGAATACCCTTACCTTCAATCTTAAAATCTGCATCAGAGTCGTTAATGTGTGGAAGTTTAATTGAGATACCCATTCGCTTTGCTTCAATTAGATACTCCGTTCTTCCATCCTTGTCTTTCTCATTCTTAAGAAGTGCAAACATAAACTCTAGAGGGTAGTGATACTTTAGCCATGCTGTCCAATAGGATAGCGTTGAGTATGCTACAGCGTGAGACTTATTAAATGAATACCCTGCATGTGCCTCGAAGTCATGCCATAGATCACGAGCAGTATTAGGAGAAACAAAGCGAGAAGCGCCTTCGACAAACTTGTCTTTAAACTGATCAAACTCTTTAGCATCTTTTTTCTTTCCAATGATCTTTCTAACTTTATCTGCTTCCGACATGGACATACCGCCAAGCGATACGCATGCTTGCATAACTTGTTCCTGGTAAAGAATACAGCCATATGTTTCCTCCGTAAATTCTTTTAAAACTTTATGTGTATATCCAATATTTTGACGACCATGCTTACGCTCAATGTAGTCTTTTCCAATGGTGTTCATTGCACCTGGACGAACTAGAGCGTTTGATGCAGCAAGTTCGTTAAAGTTCTTTACGCCCATCTTAACAAGAAGGTTTGTGTATGGTGTTGCTTCACACTGAAACACCCCCTTTGTATAACCACTAGATAGCATCTCATAAACATTCGCATCTGACATATCAATCTCTAACAGGTTGATATCTTTATAATGATTTGTTTTAATCATATCTACTGTATCCTTAAGAACTGAGAGTGTCTTAAGTCCAAGAGCATCGATCTTAATTAGACCAATACGTTCTGCCTCTTCCATATCTACAGCAACTACTGGGATACGTTCATCGCTTCCAGTGGAAGATCTTGTTTCCATTGGTGCAAAGCGAAAGATTGGGTCCTTAGATGTCACAACTCCTGCTGCGTGAATGCCTGTTCCACGAATACGACCACGAAGTTGTTCTCCATAAATCTCTACTTCTGGATACTTCTCACGAAACTCACGAGTTGATTTTGATGTGCAGAAATCATCCCACGTATCTACTAACTTCAAAACCTTATTAACATCTGTTAATGGAATATTTAATACTCGTGCAACATCTCGAACAACACCCTTATCTTTAAATGAAAGGAAGGTAGCAATAGATGCAACATGTCTATATTGTCTAACTAGATAATCTTTTACTTCTTCACGACGAGAGTCTTGAATATCTGTATCGATATCAGGAAAGTCATTACGCTCTGGATTAATAAAGCGGAAGAACAGCAGGCCATGCTTGATTGGATCAATATCTGTGATACTTAGTGCATAACAAAGTAAAGATCCTGCTGCTGATCCACGACCAGGGCCAACCATAATGCCTTCCTTCTTGGCCCAAGCAATCATGTTTCTAACTACAAGAAAGTAAGGCGCAAACTTCTTATCCTTAATGACTGAAAGTTCTTCATCTAGTCTGTCAAGATACTCCTGCTTGTCTACAATTCCTCTTTGAATCAATCCCTCTAAAGCAATTTCTTTTAACTCTTTATCTGGATTCTTGTATTGAACTGGAAGAAGATTAAGCCCTTCCTGAATTCCATAATCCTCAACCTTTTCAGCAATTGCAATAGTGTTTGAGTATATATCTGGACGATCAATCCCTTGCGCTTCCATTGCAGACTTCATCTCTTCATAAGAAAGAAGATGAATATCAAACTTATTAAATGTTATTTGACGGTCTTCTCCATACAAATAGTCAAGGCGCTTCATCATGTCAGGCTGCTTCTTAGACTTTTCAAAAGTATGCTCTTTGTCAATCTTAACGTGTGTGTTTAGTAGAAGTTTAAACTCTTGAATTTCTTTTTGATCTGTTGTGCTATGGTGGCAGTCAGGTGTTACAACAACCTGAACATTAAATTCGTCAGCCAAAGAAATAAGTTGCTTGTTTATTTCTGCTGGATTATGTGGCATTACCTCAATGTAGTAGTCGTCATTAAATACTCGCTTAAACCATTCGATATGCTTCTTAGCAATAGCAAACTCATTATTTTCAAGCGCCTTCACTAGAACGCTACTTGGACAAGCAGAAGTAACAATAATACCCTCTGCATACTTTTCAAGTATTTCAAAGTCAAACCTTGGCTTTTTAAAATAGCCTTCAGTCCATGCAATTTCATTAATCTTATTAAGATTTTCTAAACCAATTTGGTTCTTGGCGAGAAGGACTATATGGTTGTAGACTAGATCTAGATCTCCGTCTCTTTCAGACTTATCTCTAGTATCAAATCTATCTTGACACATATAGCCTTCTACACCAAGTATAGGCTTAATACCCTTCGCTTTTGCAATACGGTGCAGTTCCCTATGCCCAGATAAAGTTCCGTGGTCAGTGATGGCAATTGCTGGCATCCCTAACTCAACTGCACGGTCAATGTATTCTTCTGGAGTAGCGACACCATCAAATAATGAATAGTGTGTATGGACATGTAAGCCTACATAGTTCATTGATTACCAGTCAGCATTCGTTGACGAAGTGATTGATGGTGAATCAAATCCAAGATAGAACGCTTCTTGTTCAGCATATGGAACCTTACGCAAAGCAAGTTCTAGAGGGTAAGGCTTAATCTCACCCCAGTTAAAAGGCTCCTTGTCTGGAGCAGATGGAATTAGTGTGTAATTTGTTTCAGTTCCCTGACCATTACGCTTCAACTTCCATTGAACGTTTGAGATGCTTCCTGTTTCAAGTGCATACTCACGAATTGTGTTAAATGATGATTGCTTGCTGATACCCATTGACCAGATTGCAACATATGGTGCTTCGATACCGTCGTCGACTAGGACGTTGCAATAGAAACGAAGACGTGCTCTCCAGCCAGCCTTTGGATCCTTGCGGTGCATCTCTTCAGCCCAGTCACGGCCTTCTGTATCCATAGTGTCTACAGCCTTACGCTTATAGTCCTTTGGATTTGTGTGTTCCTTTACAACAAGTGCAAGTCCACGCTCTTCGTTATAATTTGCAGAGTCTTCATCCAACTCTTCAATGAATCGGATCTTTACTGATTGACCGTCGGCAAGTTTGAGCCACTTAACCTTTGGTGAGTTTTCGTCATACTTTGGCTTGTCGAGCAGGGCGTTGATTGCTTTTAATCCCTTTACTACGCTCATATATTTCTCCTTTGTGTTGTTATATTAGTTTAGCATAAACGATATAGATTTGTCAAACTGGAACTCAAGTCCCTTGATTGCTTCATCATCCATATCGCCAATGTCTTTATATTGTTTTTGTAATTCAATAACAGAAACACGAGATCCAAGTCTTTCAATAAGCCTGTCTTTCATGTTACTGCCTGCAACATCGTTATCTGCAATGACAATGATATCATTGAAATACTTTTGAAGCAAGTCTATTTGTGCATTTGAAATTGTTGCACCCAATGTTGCTACAGCAGGAAAGCCAACCTGGTCAAGTCTTATAGCGTCAAAAGATGACTCTACAACATATACTCTGCTTGATGCCTTTACCCTATTTAGATTAAATAAAGTTTTACTTTTTGGAAGACCTGGAGTATTTTTAAATTCTTTACCTTCAATAGACCTTCCAACAAATCCAATTGGCAAACCATCTGGGCTATGAACTGGAATAGTAACCATATCTTGTTTTTCTGAATACCCCAAAGAAAACTTTGACCAGGAATGTGAGTTAATCTTTCTATACTTAAGATACTCTTTTGCTCTGTCAAGGTTTAGTAAGTTATTATGAAGTCGTTTTAATACCAACTCATCGAACAAAGTGAATTCTGGTTTAGCGACTAGTTGCTGGCTAATTTGTCTTTCTAGATCTTGCTCTTGCTCTTTACTCTTAATAAATCTAACAGACTCAAAATATGTTCTGCCAGAAGTGTGCATAACAAACTCTACTAAATCTGCAATCTTTCTACATGAAAAACAGAAAAATGTTCCTTTTGTTTTATCTATTTCACCTGCTGGTGTATGGTGGTTATTATGATAGGGGCAAAAAATTATATAGTCTGAATCTACCTCAGAGGCTACATCTATACCTGTTCCTGCGAGAATTCGTTTGACTTGCTCTTTTGTATATATATCGCCTTGTTTCCGTCTATTCCTGCTATCCATTCGCTTTTCCTTTTCCCTACATATATTCCGTATAGTGTTATTTCAAATTCAAAATATTTTTTTGTTTCGTTAAAGTCTATAGTAAAATCTGGATCAATTTCAAATTTTGGAACATACCCAGAAAGTCTCATTTCTGAGACTAGTAGTCTGATGTATTCTCCTTTAAGTCTACCAATAGCAGAGTCATCGTGAATGACCCCGTTGAGGTTAAACTTTTTAATTGGTCTATGATGAAATTTTTCCACATTATATTATACCGTCTTATCTTCAAAGTCCTTGTATCGATAGTATCCCTTGTCAAAATCGCACTGAACTAGGAAATCTCCCATAAACCCATTGCGGTTCTTTCTAAAGGCGCACTCAATAACATCGCTATTAGTTCCACGGCCAAGTGCAAGAACCCAGTCGGCATCGTATGCAATCTGTCTTGACCAAGCAGTTTGTCCAAGCGTAGGGACCGTAGAGAGATCATTGACATCGTCAGGGGTAGCAGAGGAGATAGCAATAATTGGAACCTCGTCGCCGATAGCCATAAGTTTAAGTTCTCGTGAAAGATTCTTCATTCTAACAGTTTCATTATCTGACTTTTGATTTGGACTCATCAACTGAAGATAGTCGACAATCACAAAGTCTGGCTTATACTGATCAATCTTTCCACGAAGAACAGATGGGTTGATTTCTCCACCATTATCATTTGATATGATATGAAACTCTGGCTTACCTACAAGATTTTTAGCATGCCAAGACTTTAACATATCTAGTTCGATCTCTCCATTTGAAATTTTTCTATGTGACCATAGACCTTCACCCATAATTGTAAATACACGGTTACGAACTTCTGTCTCAGACATTTCAAGAGAAATTACCATTGGAGACTTTCCTTGCTTCCAGGCCTGAACAGCAAAGTAAAGTGCAAGCCAAGACTTTCCAATTCCTGGATAGGCAAGGAATACACCTAATTGTCCTGGCATAATTCCAGAAGGAAGATAGTTATCAAATCCTGGAAGACCAGTTTTAATTCCTCTATGGCCAAGCGCTTGCTGCTCCTTAATATTTTCAAAGTATGCAACTGCTGACTCAAGATCTGTTACGTCAATGTCACGTATGTTTGATGTATTCTTTTTTAACTCTGACGTTCTTGTAATAAGTTCGTCTAATGCCTTTGGTCCTTGGCCCTGCTGAACCTCTGATGCTGCACCTCTAAGGATATCCTTTAGACTATCATTCAGATATTCTGTCTGTAACTCTGCAAGGTGATGCTTTGTGGATCCTATACCCTTTACTGGTTCAAAGTCTCTAAACTTTTCTACAACTAGTGATGCTGGTGGAACTGCACCATTATTTTCAGCATAAAGACGAATAAAATTCCAGATATCACTATGAGTTCTTAGCAAAGAATCTATGTTTGCCTGCAAAAGCACATGCAATTGCTTGTCTTCTAGTAGCGCTGAAATTAGTTTTGACTCTGTATTATTCATCTTCTCCCCAATAATAATTAATTGTGTTCATACTATTTTTTCCTGTATGTTCTGATTGCGGTTCATCATCTATATTACCATAGAATCCAAAGGTTCTACGAGGAAAATAACTTAAAAGTTTTTTCCCAAATCTCATTTCTGATGTTGCTGTGTCAAGATCTGCTGGATACTCTACTTCCAGAATGCTGTTCATAAAAATATTTGGATGATTTGCCCACATTGCAGAATGCATAACAAACTTATCTCTTTGCTCAATAGGCCATCCAGTATTAACTAAAAAGTCTACGACATTCTTATATCCCAACTCATTATGAAAGAAAGGCTTTCTTATTGTAGATAATTGCAACAAGTTGTTTTTTGTTAAAACATCTACCATATCTTCCACATCAATAGTTCTTAACAACTTTTGATCATCTTCAATCCACAGAGTATAATCAAAACCTGAGTTCTTTAAATACTTAAATGCAAAATTATAAGCATAGTTTAGTCCAAGATTCTTATCAGATACCCCCACAATTTTATATTGTGGATATTTTTTAGATAACATATCCCTATAGTCTTCACTACCAGAATCATCAAATATGACCCTAGAGGAGTTTCCTATGTTAGACAAAGACTCCCAAGACAAAATAGTTTCATCTAGATACTCTTCTCTGCCACATGTAAGAACTGCAACTACAAGTTTATCCATTCAACCATTCCTTAGCCTTCTTACGTCTCTCTGACCTATCCTTGTCATCCTGCTCTTTATCTAATCTAGCCTGCAATATTTTTTCTGCATTGTATGCAAAATAATTCCAGGATGGAGACTGAGCAACAGAAAAATAATACTCTAGCAGATCATAGCACTTACTTATTCCATAAGACTCAATTAGGGCATCCGAAGCCCACTGCTCTACATTTAAATTTAGTGATGGCTTTTGCTCATACTTTGCAGTATGGAACTTGCTGTAGCGTGAAAGCAAAGCCATTCGGTCTTTGCGTTCTGCCATTACTTTTCTTCAGCCTCCGCTTGGGCTTCTACAATTTTAGCAGTCAGTTTGTCTTCAACAAACTTGTAAACACGCTCAAATGCCTGATCTGTATTCTCTCCATCACGCTTTGAATCTACAACCCCAAGATCAAGCCTTAGTGACTGAAAGTTACCTAGATTAAGCGTATATCCCAGAGTTACTGAGACCTTTGTATTATCGTTTTCCATTTACCCTCCAAGGGACTATTTGATCGATTCACTCCACACTGGAATAAATCTACCATCTTCTGTTCTCGTATATGTAAGTATACCGTCTCCCATACGCCTTGTCAACTCTTGGCGTGATGGGGTTATATCGTTTGTTATTAAATTATCTTTTCTTGGTCTACCAATGTGGTATGTAGCAAGTATATCACGAATCTGATGAACCTGAGATTCTGAGTAATATGATCTTACCTGAAATCCTCTTGCCCCGCCTTTTTGTGAGCCTGTTGGAAATGGAATGACTCCTCGTTTCATTAATGATGGCATATATTTCTTATGACGATTAACTAGTTCGGCAGTCTGACCAACTGTATAGGCTCTCTCTCTTTTATTTTTAAAATCAGAAATTAAACAACTTTCAATCTGATCTTTTGTGATATTGTAAACTGACATAATCCCATTAGACTTATTGAGATGATGCAAACGAACTAGATCCCCATTTAAAAACCAGACCTTTTTATTGCCAGGAATTATAGGGGCGAGATTGTAACCTTCGCTCTCAATTGTTCCTTTTTTAGTAGCCATCTTCCCTCTTCAGAATCTACAGGTGGATTAAAAAATTTCCTATACCCACAAGACATACAGTATGTCTCTAGGTGCATAACAGAACTGTGAGTTCTATCAATGAACATTCTTCCACGACACTTTATACATTTTAGCATTAGTTAGGTATACCAACTACGATTATGTTTAATCCAACAGACATCTTGCCAGTCTTGTTAAATCTTACAATGCCTTCGACCTTACTTGTTGTAACTCTTTTGATTACAACTGAAACATCATTTCCCTGATCAGAATCTCCATTGTTGACTACTGTTGCTGTAACAATTGGGGCATACTTAAAGTCTACCTTAAAGTCATAAGAGAATGGTTTTTCTTCACTAGCAGTAATGTTTGTGTTATTATAAATATCTATATAGCCACCAATGATTCTAGACTCTGATACCTTGACATATTGAGGCCCCAAGTCCTTAGTATCTACCGTAACATATTTATATGTAGATGATGATGATTGAGATGCTAAGTCATTAATAGCATTTGCTAACTGATAAATATAGGCAACATCTAGTGGTTGCCCTCTTTCTGGTAGTGGAATTTTAGCCATAATATATTATACCATTACAGCGTCTGTATTTCAGACACGTATAATCTTGCCCTTTCTGACTCTAGTTTTGGATAGGTAGTTTTTTGGACCCATACCGCAAAATTTGTTTCTGTGGGTTTTATTATTCCAGAATAATATGGAGCATAGGTAGTATTTACATATTGCCAAGTCTGCTTATTATCATAACTTATATAAACATCAAATGAAATATCAGACTCTTCTGGCTGCCAAACTAAGTTAAATACATTTGTGGACGGATCAAATGACAATACTGCGTCTACAATATTTTCTTTAGGTATGTAGATATTATATATTGGAGACCAATGACTACTCTTATTTCCCTCTTCTTCAACAATCCTATATCTAATGTTATAAGAGTTTGTTGTTGAATTTCTAAAAGGAAGGTCCTTTTTTAATATCTTAACTCTTTTAATAACCTCAGCCATCAAACAACATCCACAGCAAATCTAAATTCTAGATATGAAGTGGTTCCCTTTTCTTTTGTTATTGGCTGAGACCCAATGTTACTAATAACTGAATATCCACTGAGTCCATATAGTGGGTTAAAACTTGTAACATTTTCTAATCTCATTGCATCCAAAGATATATAGAAGTTATCCGATAGTAGGCCATTCTTTTTTGTGCATCCATATATCTTTACAATAGAAACGTCTCCCCAGTTTGCACCAATGCTAGAGTGCAACTCGCTTAACTTTTTAGAAATTGAAAAATATCTGTTTTGTGTAAAATCATACTCTCCTGGATCTGTGCCATTATTCATAATGATTTCCATTCTAGACCATTCTCCTTGATCTTGAGTATCGGAATTAGAGAATTCAACCATAAGAATAACTTGGTCTGGAAACTCATCATTTGTTGGATTTTTATTAACAACTGAAAATGCTAACTTAACCTCATCTAGTGGAGAGTTTTTAGTTAGATTAAATGATGGATCTATATTATGAATATGTCCACCAGGACTAGTTTCATTCACAACAATCCTTCCATCGCTACCAATACTTAGATTTGACAAGTTGCCAACAATCATCATTGCATCATTTAAAAATCTTGGCCTTTCATATCTGGCAAGTCTTTCTTCATCATTAAATACTCTATCGTCAGCATACGCTCTAAACACTGGACAGAACTGAGGAACAGTTTCACTTAAAATATTGTATTCTCCAAGGATTACATTGTCCTTATTGTCAGTATCTGAGTTATAGTCTAGTGGAGTCTCAATCAGCGGGATATCTTCTTTACCCTCAGAGTTGTGATACTCCCATGTTTCTGATGTTGTAAATGAATAAAGCATTTTACTATCGAATGCGCCTGCTGCTGGGTTTGCCCCTGCTGAAAATACCCCAACCTCTGTGATTTCATATCTTGGATCTGAAGGTATTTCTGTAGTAAAAACTATCTTCGATACTGGAACAACTACCTCGACACCGTCTACAGTAATTATTTGATTTTCTGTAATATAACCACGAGAGGTAATTTGCCACCTGTCCATCTCAAACTCTAAGGATGTTCTGTTCTGGTAGTCTTCCCTCTCTGAAGGGCTAAAAACGTGGTCTGAGGCCTTTGGTTGGGGTCCACAGCCGATGGCTATATAAGAAGCATAAGAGGGAGCCTGCCCAATTAGGTATTTACCTAAAATATTTTTACCAGTATTAGTTATCATTATTCATTCACCTCATATATTGTATCACTAAACTTAGATCCATTTACCTGAATCTGAACCTCTACAGACTCTGACTCTTTAATATTAACTAACTCTATGATTAAGTTTCCATCTTCATCTAAATATACAATAGACTGGTTAGGACCTGTTCCTGTTGATGGAACCCTAGACCCAAAATTAATTGCAAACTGACTAAAGTATGCCTCAGAAATTCCCTGTAGTGCTAAAATATTATTTGGGTTATACTGCAAATATAGGCTTGAGATATTTTTAATTGGATTATAAAGAATGTCTATTCCATTTAAGATATCGTTTCTTGCTATATTGATTAACTCTTGTCCACCAATATCTTCAAAAATTAAATCTGTCATTATTTCAATAGGGATGACTTCATCTCTAAATATCAGTAGGTCTGGTGTTGCAACCTTTACTGGCATTTCTGGAGGTGTAGTAAGAGATGGAACTGGTAAGTTAGGGGTTGCTTCAACCATTATAATACCTCACTAACATATAGGGACATTGCTGGACCAGATTCGTCTTTGCTATACTCAATATTGTATACAACAAATCTTTTGTTAAGTGATCCCAATATATCTACATTATCCTTAACATATGATACTTCAACAATATCGCCTAGTTGAATCATAGGATTTGCAAAAATTTGTAAACCAATAGACTGTCTAGGCTTCATAATTTTCTTAATCATCCATCCCATCAAACTGTTAGCATCATCCTGTGTCTGAACATATGGAACATTTAAAGAAAATTCCTTTTTGCCGTGAGTCATTCTGCTTATTTTAATATCTTGGTATTCTTGTTTTGTTTTTTCTGGAGAAACAAGAACTGTTGTTCCAGAAAGTTCTGGATTTGAGAAATCACTATTTTTTGAAAAATAAGAATCTACGGTTAAATCGTTTTGAGAATTTTGTGTAAATGTAATTCCTTGAATTCTAAGGTAGTTTCCAGTTGTTTCATCTAGGCTAAGAGCAGTGTCTGTAGCATTAAAGATCATAAACTCTGCACCATAAGATCCTGCACGGAATCCAGATACTGTATAACCCTTTAGTCTATTAAATGTTGGTGACATTTTTGCAAATAGTGCTGGCCATGCCTTATCATATTTTACATCAAACAAGGATGCCTCTCTCATAATAGTTCCAAACTCATCAAAATATAGTCTGTGCTCTGGTGGCTGGTATGGACTTATGCCTGACAGGTATGTTCCTTGAACAACTCCAGACATAGCATACTTAGAGAATGCAGCATTTGTATCTATCTCTTTGTCTGCATAAATCTTATTTACTGGTGTATCAATAGAGTAAGCAGTATTTTGTGTATAGTTATTGGTAATAGCATAAATGTGCTCAAACATACACTTTGCAGATCCCCTGACAAAAAGTGCCATATTCGAGTATACTGGGAGTGGGCTTGCATCATCAACTACTGCAACCTGGTTTCCATTTATAAATAGATAAAACCTTAGCCCACTAGAAGTTTTTTCATATTCAACATTTAAGTCATAGACTGTAGGGGTTTGCTCTGCAACCATTCTATATTGACCAGTAAACCTTCCATCATCAACAACGATGTTGGTTAGGCCCTCCCACAACTTAATTGGAATTGCCTTATCTGAATCTGAAGATCCTACCTCTTTTGCAATTTTATAAAAGAATATATTGTTTACATTTGTATTTTTTGAGTCAACCTTGTAAGTGCTGAGTGCTGCAATTTCAAAATAATATCCGTTGTTAGTCTCTGGATTTAGCAATACGGCAATTCCACCAGAACCACCTGTAACGTAAATGTCAGTATCTGGGGTCAAACCAGTAACAGTATAGTATTGGCTTCCTCCAACCATGCTTTGAGTCTTATCTTTGTTTGACTCAATCTTTCCAACAATTCTCATTCTTGTTCCAAAACTCTTATAACTGTCTGTTAGTTTTTTGTAAACATATGAAATATAGTTTGAAGATGTTTCTGCAGTATTAAAGGTTGGCCCATTAAATACAAGTGCAGAAGACTGAATTGTTCCACTTTGTGTTGATAGCAAAGACTTTACATCATTTTCATTTTTATAAGAAGATGATAAGAAGTTTTTAATAATACCATTTCGTGAAGACTTCTTTGCAGTATCTAGACTTATTCCAGCAGGTCCATCTTCTAGGTCAAAGGTGAATTCTTTTAATGTGGTCAGTCCACTTGTTTTTGTTGTCTGGTAGTCTTTGCCATCAGCAGTTACCTTTACAGAATTAAACAATAGATCTGAGTCCATAACACAACCTCTAACATTGTTATCGTTAGTCCAGTATTCGTTTATACCAGCATCGTGTGATACTATCTTTGTGTTAAATTGACCACGACCATGCTTTGCTACAGGCCCATTAGCAAGTCGTGTAACTCCATTAATAATTTCATAATTTGGCTCTGAGTAAATTCTTACTAGGCCTGTTGGGTAAATTTTTCCATTAAATGGTAGTTTTGAGAAGTAGTTTTGATATTCTTCTACACTATTAATCCATACGTTGCCAACACCAGCAACGCTATACTCTACTGCATCAAACTTAATTATTTCTCCATTAGCATAAAAGTATCCATTGTATCTTGGAATCCAATAAACACCCTCGCCTAGATCGATAACATTGTTTACAACAACATGATTTGATACTGTTGGAACAACATTGGATAGGGATGAGTTCATTGGTATTGCGCTTAGGACATAACTTGACTGAGCGCCCACCTCTTGGTTGATTGACTTTGTATTTTCGCTACCACTAACTTCCCAGAGCAGAACTGGCTTATATACCCAAACCTTGTCATTATCTATCATACTTGCCTGTTTAATTGACCCAACAGATCTCTGTATATATCTTACGTCATATGTAATGGTTCCACCATTATACACAGAGTTATCCTGTGAGGATACACCAATAATATTTGATAACGCATTCCTAGTATTTGCATTTTCTAATATACCAGTATCTGCTTGATCATCTACACCATATACACCAATGTCTGTTGGTCTATCGGTTAGTGATGGCATAATGTAATTTCTACTCATCATAACAAAGTTATTGTATTCGTCAAAAAACATTGCTGTTTGCGTTGATACAGCAATGTCTTGTAATATCTCAGCAACTGTTTTATTTGGTGGAATAAAGAAATAAGGAATAATTAGTTCTGGTTCATTTGGTAATCTCTTGAATGCATAATTTGAAAATCCAACAGAATCTAGAAGAAGAGATACGGCGGAACTAACCGATGTATTGGTTGTTAGCATTTGTGGAGCAGTCATTGATTCAAACCTAAAAAACATATCTCGAAGTTCTAAAGATACCTTTTTGCTATTATGATCTATCTTTGGAAATCCCTCTGAGTATAAAGTTTTAATTGGTATATAGTAATCGTATCCATCTACATCCACAATGACCTCATAAAACTTAAATTGAATATTTCTCGTTAGATAATTGTGGATAATACTATTAGTGTTGTTTAAATTAAAAGCATCATCAATGTCAAAGATTGTGAGTGATCCAGTAGATGCTAAAAGTTGTCCAACTGGCATTCCACTAATTCCAAGATCAGATGCGCTCTTTGTAATAGAAAAAGACTTTGTTTGATTAGAAAGATTCACTGCAAGTCTTGGAGAAAGTTCTATAAGATCAAATGAAGCATTTGCAACATTCATCTTTTCAGCAACAACTCTTAGGCCCTGAATATACTCAAACTCTCTATATTTAATATTTGAATCTGCATTATCCTTAAACATTACTGGACTAGTTAGGTCTGTAACAAAGTTTGTAAGTCTGTCCACAGTTTCTTCTTGTAACTGCCAACCATATGAAGGAGCAAAAGTTTCCCATTGACCGTTATACCAAATGTGGAATGTTCCAACATCCTCTTTATTTTCTTTAATTAAATAAGCGTATCCAGTAACAGCCTCATCTGGTAAAAACAGTTCTGAGCCATACTCTTCTGCATAAATAAAAATCTCTGAATACTTACTAGGAATCTTAAGGCCATATGAAATTTCAACATATCCATCTGGTCCAATAATAGGAGATCCATCTTTTCTTCTGGAATTAGAGTCAAACGATATGACATCTGACCAGTTATTGTTTATCATTTTTTGAATTTTCCACTTTGTCGGAATCTTTGCATTTGCCTGTCCGTATAGTGGATCTGAAAATGTAGATGATGAATTAGAGAATGGACCAAGATCAATAGTTCCAATATGGGTTTGCATTTTTACAACAATTCTATTGGTTGGAACAAGTTCTTTGTAAACAATAAATGGTGCAGCATCTTCTATAAAGTATGAGCCATTTGATTGTGCAGATGAGATACCATACTCTTTACCATTTTCAGTTCTATATGAAGTCCAGTATTTAAATCCATCATCCTTGTCTGGCATATAATACCTTGGGCGCTTAGCCATATTTAAGTTTGCGTGATGTAAATATGAACCAGAAAAGAATGAGGCTTTATTAATTCCAGATCTTGGTCTTAAAGGGCCAAAGCAATCCTCAAGAGAATAAAGCATTTTAATCTTATCTTTTGTTTCTTTTAATACTATAGGAACCATATCTTCGTTTTCAAAGCCACCGTCAATAACAACGTCTGCATCTGTTGCTTTTGTATATGCATTTGCTGCATCATTTTTATCATATGAATTTATCAATGTTTTAAATGGTGAGTCTGAAGTTGCTGGTCTATATCTATAATTACCAATCTTTTGAATGTTATTTGGTATGTTCATATTCCACTCAGCAATGATTGCGGACTGAGTTCTTACAGCAGAAGAAGTCTCTAGGTAGTTCTTTAGTTCCTCGCTATTAAACATTACACTTCTTCCAGAGTTATATTTATATTCCAAAAGTCATGATTGCTTGCTCCACGCTTTACAACAGTGTATTTGAAATCTGAAATAAACATCTCGACTACCTGATTGTATTGATTTAAATGTGCGTAGGCATTATCATCCTTGCCAAAATTAGAATACTTATCGTAAGCAAGATATACCCAGAACGATCCTATGTGGTTTTCATACCAGTCTAAAAGTTCAACTCCTCCTGCGCCACCATCAGTTGTATATTGTAGGGATGGGGTAATTATTTCTTTTGGCTTTCCATCACTGCCGAACTCAGGATTTAAATAGTGCGATCTAGATGGAAGCATTTCCCATGATGTTGATATTGTTAACTTATCTGCAATATGGTATGATCTCATACGGCCATTGATCATTCTCTCCCGCTTTTCAATTCTGGTTGTAGAAATATCAATTGGCGATCTATTGTCGTCTGAAAGAATAAGAAATTGGTCTAGCATGGATGGACTAGTTTCAGAGCCAGGATCAGCATTTACCTCGTAGCCATTTGGAATATAAACCTTATAGTCTGGATTAGACTGTGTTGGGGCTGCTACAAGTGTTCCTGAGTTTTCAGAAAATAGTATAGCCTGTGGTCTTGTATACTTCTTACGACCTGCCATATAGTTTGCTGTAGCCATTATAGTCTATTCCCCCTAACTCTTTGTGAGTCAATACCCCTGATTTGTGCCATAACAACTCTTGCAATGTCGTCAGGATTTGCATCAGATTTTACATTAACGCTTAGGTTATAATTATACACTGATTCGCCAATCGCTGTGCCATTATTGATTGCTCTCATATTTTCTGCCCCGTGAGCATTCACAGCATATCTACTCATTACAAATTCTCCTGGGCTCAAAAGTGCTGGAACTGTGTCAGTTCCAAATGAAGGAATCTTTTGAGTAACCATTCCTCCAGATGCAAGTTTGTTTAGTCTTCCCCCCATAAGTTTATAGATATAGTTTCCATATCTAACATGTGTTCCATCATCCTTTTTATCATAGGAGATATTCATTTCCATGCCAATTCTTGCCAAGCCAAGTTTATTTAAAACTCCATTGGTTACATAGTCATTTGGATCTTTTAGACTATCTTCTTTATCAATAACCAGCATTGCTGTTTTTCTCTCTTCTTTAGATAGAGTTTTGTTGGGTATTAGTTTCCATGGATTTTGATATGAACCAAGAGGCTTTTTCATATTATAATTTTTGCTATCTTCTCCTGCATTTGCTGGAGGCTTTGCTGCAGTGATTTGTTGCCCAGGCTTAGTAGGCATACTTGCTGCCTTCCAATTTGCATAGTCAGTATTATAATTTGATAATGCCTCTGTCCCATACTTTGCGTAATCCTGAATTACTGGAAAGTTCTGAGCACCTGGTGCATAGGTCTTTGGTGTAAACGCTACATTAGATTTTGTTCCAGTTGCCTTACCCCATGCCTGCATATCGTTAGCATAATAACTAGCACCATATGTTATGCCATACTTTTTATTATAATCGGCTAGAACTGGTGCCTTTGAATTTTTATTATACGTTGCAGCCTTCCATACTGGGAAATTGCTTGCTACTGTTGGATCTAATACTGTCTTGTCATCCTTCTTGTCTCCACCACCACCTGATCCACCACCTGAGCCACCACCTGAAGTGTTAACTCCAGATCCATCTGACTTAGATGGCTTGACACTCTTAAGATTATCCTTAATGTATTGATCTGCACTATTTTTAGAGGGATCATTATAAGAAACATTTGGATTATCTGCTGCAGTAGTTGGCTCTGTTACTGGAGCGACTGGGGCACCCTTTGACCACTTCTTATTAAATGCTGCTTGAGTATATGCTGCAACAGTGTATCCACCATTTTGATTAATTTTAAGTTGTGCGAGATCTGCATCATACTCTGCTTTTTCTTTTTCATATGCTTTTAGGGCCTCTGCACGTGCTTTATCTGCAGCATCCTTTTTCTCTTGTGCAAACTTTTCATTTTCAGCAGCCTGCTTGATCATTGTATCTTTTACTGATTTGGCTCCATCTGTAACCGTTGATGCATTAAGACCAATCGTCTTATTTATCTTATCCCATCCATCTTCAATCTTCTGAACTGATGCAAGCATTGACCCCATAAGATTATCAAAGTCTTGTGCTGCAACTGAAGAAGCCTCAATTTTTGCTGCAACAGCATCCCAGTGATCTCTAGTCTGACCCTGAACCTTTATGCTATCAACCAACTGCTGCATGGCATATTCGTCATTTGCAATTTGATTATTTCTTGCATCTATTCCATCTTGTAGAGGCTCAATTTGCTTTTTGTTTATATTATAAATCTCATCTTCTTTTGCACGAATAGCAATTTGTGCTGCTTCTCTTTTTTCTTCTAAGTTATAAATAGCGTCCTGCTTGGCTTGAATTCTGTCAAGGAGTTGTAGCCTTGTGAGCATTTCATTGCCAACCTTGGTAGTTGCTGTGTTTTCAAGTTCGTATATCTTTTGAGCATTCTGATATTGTTTTTCTAAGATCTCATCTCTTGTTAGGCCAGACTTCTCTCCTCTAAGACTATTTAGTTCGTTTTGTCTAGATTGTTCTAAAGCCTTTGATGCATTCTCTGCATTTGTATCTGCCTGAGATGCTCTCATTTCTTGCGCTGCACGGGCTGCTGCTGCAATGTCACCTTGTGACAGAGCATCTGCAAGACCTAACTGCTGCTTTTGCTGATTAACAATTTGAGCATTAACTTCTGCTACCTTAGAAAGTGCTGTAGCCTGATCATCATAACTCTTATTTATCTGCTCTGCAGCATGATTCATTACATCAAGGTCATGAGTTAATTGTGCATTTTGTTCATTAATCTTTTGAATAGGTCTTTCGAATGCAAGTTCAATAACTCTTTGCATGTCGCTGATTTCTTCTTGATATGCTTCAATAACACGAATAATCTCAAGTTCCATCTTTCGCTGCATGTCTTCAATTGTTTTTTGAATTGGTCTAATCTGATTAAATGTTATGTTCTGAATATCCAACTGAGCCTTTTCGTTGGCTGCTTTATTATCCTTTAATCTCTTAACCATTGCTGTAGATCTAGCATCTACACCAGTTCTGATAAGTTGTTCTTGAACAGCAAACATTCTGTTAACAAGTTCCATGCCAGGTGCTGCTGCTGCAGCAAAGTCGCCAGCATTGAACTTACCCTTAATCTCAACAATCTTTTGACCCTTGATATTATTTAAGTAATCTGAAATTGCCTTTGAGTCAATCTTTCCATCTGCAAGATCATCCATTAATTCTTTTGCAAGATTTGGATCTTCTAACACTGTTGCAATTTGTTCAACAGAGTATCCAGCAACCTTTAGTGCAGAAGCAAGTTTTGGCATAGTGCCTGCAGCAAACTCCATCGCTGCATTCTTTGCTAGTAGGTCATTAATTACTGCTTGCTTCTGTAATGCATCATTTGCTGTTTTTAGGTCTGCAATATATTTTTTAAGATCTGTCTTTGCGATTAGGCCAGATGAAAAAGCAGCAGCAAGTGCTGTATTAGATACTAAGTCAAGTGCTTTGGATGTATCCACACCCTGTGCTTTAAGCATAGCAAAGGCTTTATACTGATTATTTGTATTTTGAATTGCTTCTGCTTGTGCAATATTAAAGTCATCTAGCGGAGCCTCGTTGTAGGCTGCCATAAATGCTTTTCCTGCTTCAGAGAAACCAGCAATCCTACTTTTATCTACAACGGTCTTACCCTTAACCTTTTTAGTTTCATAGGTAAACATTGACTGATTACCCTTTTTAGTAGGGTCAGCATCTGCGCTTTTTAGTTTTTCAAGGTCTTCCGCTGATAGTCCAGCGATCATATCTCTAAATTCTTTTGGAGCCTTTAGTGCAATGAGTCTTTGTTGCAAACCGCCAAATAACTTAAACATATTTGCAACGTCTTTTTGTGCATCCTTACTTCTAAATGCTGCAAGCATTGATTCAATTGGCTTTTTTGCATTGAATGCTTGATCTCTTACCATCTTGATACGCATTGCAAGTGAGTCTAAGAAAGCAAATGGATTGTCCTTTTCTCCCTTTCCAGGACCATCATTAAATGGTTTTGTCTTAGAGTCAATAACTGGAGTTGTTCCAATTGCAATCTGAGTCTTTGCAGACGCTACAGCAGTAGGATCTACCTTTACCTTTGTAATTAACGCATCGATCTCAAGTTCAGTCTGTTGCTTGATATATGTGTTAATGTCTTTTGGTGCATTTCCTGCTTTTCTAAGTGCATTAAGTTTATCAACTGCTAGTGATTCTGCCTGAGATCTAAAGTAGTCTCTTGCTTCTGGGCTTGTATAATCCATAGACATAATTTGGTTATATACCATTGTGTATGTTCTTATGGCATCCGATTGCTTTTTAGCATCTCCCTTAAACTCTTTATTTATATAGTCTAAGAATCCTTGATCAACCTTTACGTTTGTATCATTTGTAAATTGAGTTACAACATCTAGAGTTACCTCTCCACCCTTAAGACCTTTAATCTTACCTTCAAGTTCATCCAATCTATCAATATAGTATTGCATTCCAGAAACGCCGCCCATTTCCTTAACGACAACTTCCATATTGATTTCTTTGCCATCAAGCCAAGAGGCTAGACCAAACAAATCTGATAGTTTTTTAAATGATTCATTGTCTTGCGTTGTTACTTCAAGGGCTATCTCTTGTGCATATTCTTTGTCTTGGAAATTTGTTAAAAGCATCATAAACTCAGCAGTTGCTCCTGCACCGTGCATTCTTGTTCCGATGTTTAATACTGTCTCTAGTGCTGGAAGTTTTCCTTCAAATAGATCAAGCATCGCTGTTTCTTGGTTTGGAGTTAGAGTTCCATTTGCCATAAGAAGTTTCATCTTAACTTCAAATGACTGTGCTTCTTTACCGCTCTTAAATCCAGCCTCAGTGTAGTTATCTTTTCCAAGACCTAGGAATGCTCCACCATCGCTATACTTTGCAAGTCTGTCTTGAACTGTCTGCGCCTGTGTTGCTTGCTCTGTATTTGCATACTTATCAGTTACTGCTCCTGAAAGGCTTTGCATATATGCTGCTTCTCTTTGGTTTCCTCCACCAAAAAGTTTGTATGCTCCGAGAGTAAGTCCATCCATCCATGTATTTTGATATTGAATGTTTTCATTAAATCTCTTCATTGCATTATCTGTTGCATTTGCAACAAGATTATTCATCTGAAATTCTGAGTCAAGTGCTTTTTCTTTAAGTGTAGTAAGTTGTCCTTCTAACTTAATCTGTTCTTTTTTATTTGTAGTTTGAGCAATTTGTGCCTGTAGAGTTCTGATCTCATCATCATACTTTCTAGCAATTGCGTCTGCCTGCATTTGTGCTGTTTGAACTGCTACGGCATCGGCTGCAGCAAGACCTGCTGCTTCTACTGCTCCAGACAAACCATTGTATTTTGCATTTTCCATATCTGCTAAATACTTTTCTGACTTTGCCTGTGCTGATGTGTTTAGTCTCATTGCAACAATAAGAGGATCTTTGGTAAGATCTTCACCATTGGGACCAATAAGGGCTGCAAGTGATGCATCAACTTTTATACCAAGTGATGTATCTTTAAAGTTAACTCCAATTTGATAAGCAATGCTTTGTGCCTGTTCTGCACTTAAAACTCCGTCTTGAACATAGGCTGCAAGTTCTGTTGCAAATACTTGTGCTGCTTCTTTTGCCCCAGACTTTTTGATATTATCTTGAAGGGTTTTCCCCATCTTCTTTCCAATATCAGATTGCATAAAGGTATCGCCAAAGTCTGAACCCTTTCTTTCTCTTACAATATAATCTCTTGTAGTTCCTTCTGCTCTCTTACGAGCCATTAATTCAGATGATCCAACCTTGCCAGTGATCATTCCAATTTCTTTCATCTTTTGCGTTGAAGCAGATGTCTCACGAACAAACTTTGCTTGTGCTGCATATGATGCCTGTAGTTTTTTATTTAATGCATATAGACCAACTCCAACTGCTGTGATTGCAGCAACTGCCCAACCAATTGGCCCCATACCAGCAAGCATGGGTGCCATCTGTGCTACACCTGCTGCAGTTCCTAAAGCACCAGTTACTGCTGGTGGTGCGCCAACTGCTCCAGCAACCATAGTCGCCATACCAAGAGCACCTGCTGCTTTACCAGAAAACTTACTTGCTTTTTCTCTACGCATTCCACGCTTCTTTTTAAGAATCTGCTTTTCACTAAGAGTTGTTGGCTGTCCAGTTTCTGGATCAAGAACAATCTGTCCCTTTTTGTTTTGAGTAAATCCTTGTGTTGTATCTGTTCCATATGCTTCTGCAAGCGCTGTGTCAAGATCGACATAGGTGGAAGGAACTTTATTTCCAGCCTGACTTCCTGGTGGAACTGGTCCGTTTAGTGGTGGCTGACCAAGTTCTGCTCTCTTCTTTCTGTTGGCTTCTTCTTCAAGTCTAAGTGCTTCTCTTTTTTCTTTTGAAATCTTATCATTGGTTGCAGAAATTTCTTCTGATGAATTTGCTATCTCTTCTTGAGAAATTCCAGTCTGCTGTGTTGCATTGACTACATTTTCTAAATTGCTGGATGTTGCATTTGCTAGTTCACTACTGGTAACAACATTATCTGCATGAGTTGTTTGTGCATCTACAGTCTCAGATGTGGCATCGACTAGTTCATCAGTCTTATCAGCAACAAGTGTTGTAGAGTCTGCAGTATCGTTTGTTCCCTCAACAATACGTCGAAGTCCATCGCCTTGCTCTTGTGTTCCATTAGAAACAAGTTCTTGCTCTTTCTTAACATCTGTTGCTGCCTTAACTGGATCCTGTGAAGACTCTTGTTCTGCATTAGCAATTTCTGCCTCTGCCCACTTTTGTCTTGCTTCTGCATATCTTAGTTCTGCTTCATTTGCCTTTTCTCTCGCTGCCTTAACTTGTTCGTCAGTAATTGTAGTTGGAGAATTTTCTCTTTTTTGCTTTGCCTGCTCTTTTTCAATTGCTGCTGCTCGTGCACGAGTTATTGCTGCTTCATTTTCAGCCTTATCTGCATCTTCACGGGCTTTTCCAATATTAATTGTATTGCCCTTAATCTTAATACGTGATTTACTTTCATCTTTTATCTGTGTAACAACTTGAGATTGTGCCGTTACTGCTTCTTCTGTTTTAACTGCTAACTGGTCAGCAGCGTCTGCTGTTCTTGTTGAGGATGAAATAATTAGTGATGTCGCCTGTGACGCTGCTGGAGTATCCGACATTGAGTCTACTGTTGCGGTTGCTCCACGCTTTCTTCTTTGTCTATCTTGTGACTTAAGTATTTGTCTTTGTTCAAGAAATTCTGGAGTATTTAGGTCATCATAAAAAGCCTTATTTGGAAGATCCATCTTATCAACTTTTGCCTGTGTTTCTGCTGCTGTAGGAACTGCTGCATCTCCAAGTCTTGATGATTGAGCCCTTACTCCTGCTTCCCCATCTCTCATACCCTCTACAATGCCATCTGCAACCTCTTTGCCAGCCTTACGACCCTTTTCAGAAGGTGATGATGCATCTGTTCCATCTGGCCCTCTGAGACCATCAATGACTGCTGCACCAAGTGCTGCTCCGTCTGCTCTTGCTTGATCTATAGTAGATCCAACTGTTAGGTTTGCCATATTTTGTTTTTGATATGTCCCCTGTAATGACTTTACCGACTTGCCATCTACCTGAACCTCGTCCTGCAAACCAAGTTCTTGTCTTAAAGGAACGTCAGACTTTTTAGGAACTGCAATTCGATTACCTTGACCATTTCTTCCATCATTAGGAGAGAACACAGCATAGGTTGTTGTCTTTAATAGATTGTCTACTGCCTGCCTTAATGTTGCATCAGCAGCATCTATTCTTTCATTTGCTCTGGCTACTGCGCCATAAAATTCTTCTTCTCCAAAGTTTTCTGGAAGATTGCTAATTTCTTCAGCAAGTATTCCGCCATAACTATCCATGCTTTGCTGTAGTCTTGCAAATGCCTCTGGATCTTTTAATGCTTCTTCTAGAGTTGTTCCCTGAATTCTTGCCCACTCTTGATAGATTGGAGCCAATGTCTTTCCTGCATCTGGACCATTAAATAATGCAGCCATCTCATCTCTTGGCATTTCAAAGTTGCCGTCTGTATCTCTTTTATTTGCTCTTTCAGGAGTCATGAAACCAAAACTACTTAGTCCATACGCACGTCCACCATGTTCTGCAGCATCAGCGAATGCTGTTGATAAACTTGTATCTTTTCTAGTTCCATCTGGAGCAACTCTTTGTGATTGGCGACCTAGTCTGCCGAGTTCTGCTGGATCACTAATCTGCTCATGTGGTGCTGCTCCGTGAGCAAATACATAATTCTCATCCTCAAACCTTGTTGCAGAAGCAGCGTGATACTGCTCTCTAAATGGTCTTTGAGTTACTGAGTCTGTCTGCTTAGTTAAATTTTCAATTGCTTTTGCTGTAACTGTTTCTAGTTCTGCTAATCCCTCAGCGATTGCTGCTTTGAGTCTGTCAGCAAACTCTGGTCCAACTCTTTCTGCTGCCTTTGTTAACTCCTCTGTTAATTCTTTTGCAATTGCTGCCTGCGACTTAGGGTTTGGACCCATCGCTGAAACTGCTGCAACAAAGTCTTCTCTGTTTAGTCTAACTAACTCTGCTGCAGTTTGTTTTGTATTTACACCAAGGGTTCCTTCGTTATACTTTCTTACGTTATCCCCCATAAGTGCAGAAAGCATAGCCTTACCTTCTGGACTCTGTGCAATGCCTGCTGGAACAACTGCCTCGCCTGGAGTAAGCATTGCTGGAACTGTGTCTTTATTACCAGTTCCTGGAACACTAACAATTCCTTCTGCATACTTCTTTACCTTTGGTAATCCAGATACGGCACCTGCTGGACCTGGGACTGTATTAAATAATCCTGGTGCAGATGATGCAAGTGTTCTTGCTTGGCTTGCTGCATTAGTGTATGCTGCTGCCAAAGAGTTAACTGCTGCAGATTCAACGTTAAAGGTATCAATAAGATCTTTATGAGTTAAATGCAAGGCATTTGACTGTGCTAGGTTTTCAGTTTCTTGCTGAGTTAAATAATCAAATCCACCACCAAGAATATTGTTTTGCCCATTTAACTTTGCAATACCATTTCTCATCATTGCAAATAACTTTATGAGGTTTGCGACTCCGTTAGCAACAAGACCAAATGTCATCAGTGCTGCTGGGGCAACTAGTCCAAGAACTCCAACAATAGTTGTAATTACCTTCTTTGTTCCATCACCAAGATTGTTAAACTTCTCAAGGATTGTAGAGGCAAACTTTACAATTGGTGTAACTGCCTGCAAGAATGCCTTTCCTACTGGAACAAGTTGTAGTTTTAAATCTTCTAATGACTTCTTAAACTTTGTTCCGACTGCATCTTCTACCTTGCCAAGTTCTCGCTCAGATAGGATTGCAAGTTCTTCAACAGATGCACTAGCAAGTCCGAGTGCTCTGGCAGCCTGAGAAGAGTCTTTTGTAATGTTCTGGAATAATGTTGATAGACGAGCGAACTGGAACTTACCGAACATCTGTTCAATTGCTCTTGCACGGTTAAGTGGATCAAGTGTGTCTAGGGCTCTTGCAAAACCGATAACTGTTGACTTTAAGTTTCCAGCATTTGCATCTACAATTCCCTTAATGTTAATGCCAAACCCTGCAAGCATTTCACTTACTTTTTTAGATGGATTAATTAAGGAAGCAAGACCAGACTTAAGTGCGTTAGCACCTTCTGATGCGTTGATTCCACCTTCCTTCATTGCAGTCATAAAGAATGCAAGGTCTTCTACAGATCCACCAAGTTGCTTTACAACTGGACCAGCCTTTGGAATTGCTGTAGTTAAATCTTCAATGGATAATACTGTTTGGTTTTCTACTGCGTTAAGAAAGTTGATCTTTTGTGCAAGTTGCTCTGAAGATATTCCAAATGCATTCTGTAGAGAGATGGTAGTTTCAAGTGCCTGTTGCTGTTCTACTTGTCCAAGAACCGCTAGTTTTGTTGCTGCTGTTACCTGTGCAGTTAATGCATTTCCTGTAAGACCCATTGCTGCTGCATCTGCAGCCATAGTCATTGTATCTACAACAGCAATACCATACTTTGTAAATTCTTTTGCTAATGTCTGAATTTGTTTTACTGCTTCATCAGTTTGCCCCATACTAGTAGACATGTCGCCATAAACTCTAGTAAACTTAATTACAGCCTTTTCCATTTCCATAAATGCCTTGGATGCATAAGATCCAAGCATTGTTAGAGGAACTGTCAAACCAACCATCAACTGACGGCCAGCCCACTGAGTATTCTTACCAAAGTTTAGAAGTTGTGTTGAGCCCTGCTTAAGTAACTGATTCAGGAACTGCTGTCTTTGTGCAGCCATCTGCACTCTTGTTGCGTAGTCGGTATACTGACCATTTACCATTTGAAGGTGTTTTGGAACTACCTGCAAAACCTTTACTAAATCTCCATTGGCATTGGTTAATTGAACATACTGCGTTTGTAAAGCCTTTACTCTGTCTTTACGAGCACGATTGATAATGTCTCTTTCTTGTGCAAAGACACCCTTTAGAGTTTTTGTATTTGCAGTGGCTGCTGCTGCTGTGAACCTGAAATACTCTCGCATTGAGAGTTTATTCTTCTCAAGCGCTTCTGTAAATGCTCCAGTGCTGGAAGAAACAGTTCTTTGGCTTGCAACAAACTTTCCAGTAGCATTGATAGACTGGATCAGTTGTTGGTTTAGGCCCTTTTGGGCCTCCATAGCAGCAACATTGCCCTGCGTTAAGGCTTGATTAAATCGGCTAAGGCCTGCCTGTAAATTGCGTAGATTTGCTAACGCTTCTTGCGTATTTAAATTTACGTCAATATTTGCATTTACATCAGCCAATCATCACACCCTCTTTACTTTTTATTTTTAAATATTTAACAAAGATGTTGTTTCGCCAAGTTGGATTCCTGACGCTGCATCAATGATTTCATAGACCGTTGGAAGGTCGATGTTGTCTTCAATCTTTTCTCTGTCTTCTGCAAGTTCTGGACTATACTGCTTAAGTGCAATCTGCACACAGTCTAAAAGAACATCCATAGACTTCTCATTATCTTCTGCTACACCTGTCAACTCTGAGAACTTCTTCATAAATGGTTTTAGAAGTGAGATCTTCAGTGGTTGAACTGTTAGTTCTGTTCCGTCAATTAAGGCGACCTTTTTCTTGTCTTTTGCCTTTTCTGCCATTGTAATGCCTCCTATGTTAGTAAAATAATTATACCATAATCAGGCCTATTTTTAATCAACTCTTTCGTATTGTAGGCCCATACCAATACCAAAACCAGCCTTTTGAGCATTAGTTCCTTGATATGCAAGTATATCATTTGGATCGCCAGATGCGCCACCACTAAATACCCTTGCTTTCATTTCTTCCCAAGCATTGCTCTTCTTTGTATTTTTATCTAAATCAACGCCTTGCATTGCTGCTAAGAATTTCTTATTTGAGTAGTCTGCTTCACGGCTTACCTCTAGAGTTTTCATTAGTTCTGCCATAGATAAAGATCTCTCTAGTTCTTCATAGTCTTTCCATATTCCCAGCAAAAATACTTCTGCCTCTAACTGTGCAAGATCTAGGTCTTCCCAGGCGTTTCCACCTTTAACCGCTTGCTTCTTAACTGTATCATCTGATTGCTCATTTATCTTAATACCTGCAGCAATATCTAATATTTCATAGACCATATGTATGTCTACATAGTTTTCAAAAACTTCTGGACTTACTGCGATTTCTGGACAAAACTGCTTCATTGCAAATCTAGCACATTCTGTCAGGTGAGTAATTGCCTCAATGTCATCTTGAGAGTTTCTAACATTATCAAAATAATTCATAATCATTCTAAGATATTTAATTTTTGATGGCGACAACTCTAGTTCTCTATCATCAACTAGGATCATATTTTTTGTTTTATAAACTTCTGTGGCCATTATATAAGTATACCAAAAGAAAAACCCAACCCCGAAGGGTTGGGCTTCTCATATTAAGTTGTATTATGCTGGGATAGTGCGGTCTACGATCTTGCCGTATGACGCATCATCATTTGGAAGAAGACGGAATGATACTTCGAACATTGTCGCTTCGTCACGCTTTGCTGATACTGAAACATTCTCGATTGAGAGTGCACGGTATGCAACATAAATGCGTTCCA